TTAGATCTAAACATTTCAGTAATATTTTCTTCATAATCATACGCTTCATAATTATTATCTTTATATAAATATTCTATTTTTGCTTTATAACTTTTACAAATATATTTTTGTAAATATTCGTCATATTCTCCGTAAAATTTTATATCTTTAATTATTCCTAAATATGGTTCATTTCTTGTGATAAAGAAACATTTATCTCCTATTTTCCAATTAATATTATTCATTTTCATTCCTTTTAGATTTTAATTCAATTCCCATACGAGTCTGTTTTAACTGATTTTTTTCTTTTTTACTTAGAATACTTTTCAAGGATCTTTCTAAATATGCCTCTACTGTAATCAAGGTTACCAATGCACTTTCTATCTGTGATATGCTCATCTTATAACTCTCCTTATCACAATAGCCACATACCATATAACATATACCTTACAAGAGATCCTATGCCGTTCGCTGAACAAAAGATAGTCAACTGGCTTGATCCAGATGATCCAATCGAATAGTTTGAACCTTAAATCAATCATATTGTTTCTTCTCCTTTGTCCAGTTACCTCTTCTGCATGTGCAAGGATCTGTACTTTTAACGTCATAGTATGCAGATGGATTGTATTTCTCCGCACTTTTACAATAAGTTTCTATTGCTTCTCGATTGCTCATTAAAAACTTATTGTATTCTGGCAAACTTGGATGTAATCCCTTGTGGTAGTTCCAACAAATCCTTGCAAATCTATCATAGGATACAATGACTTGACCGTGTGCAAGATAGCCTATATTTTTTCCTGTGTAAACTAATGTTTCAATCTTACCTGTGTCCTGACAAGAATCACAATAGTATCTGTGAGTAGGTTTTAGATCCGCAAATTTACTTACTATTTCTTCCATTCAATCCTTCCTTGTTCCATAGTTGGTCGATAGTAGCAATCAGACTTTTTTGTCTGATCGCTCTATTCTTTGCATCTTCCTCCGAGAGTTCAATGTGTATCACCTCGCAAGATGATACACCTCCTATCTTATTTATTCCTGCTTGTGCATAGCCATAGAATTTTTTCATATCATTTCCCTGTACTTTCTGTACTTTTCTTCTCGGATGTTTCCGACAATTTTAACTCCCTTTATAAAACTTGCCGTGATCCATCCAAGACCCAAAGAAGAATACGGTTGTCTTATTGGGTATGTATCGAATACATTATAGTTTTGATAGTCGTGCCTAACTACAACATAATAAGCTTCTCTGTCTGTTTCAGTCACAAAAATAATGTCATCTTCATAGATAGGATTTAGATCTTCATCGACAAGCCCAGTCCATTCTGAATGTATAAAATTATGATTGCCATACATATTATTGCCAAACACATATTTATCCTCGTTAATACTCCAGTAACGATTTGTATTTGTTTTTATTTCGGTGTTCAAAATATTCTCTCCTCTTGGTCTTTTTTTGGTTGGTTGTTATAGACTCGTGTAATTTCGTTTTTCCAGACTGGAAAAAGTTTAATCAATTGATCTCTCTGTACTTCGCTAGTTGCAAAATCTCCTGACTCTATTTGTTCTGTAATCTGAGTTAGAGTTTTAGTCATGTAATGGCTATATTCTTCGTAAATCTCTTCTGGAAGAGTTTCGACGTATTTATCAAAAGTCTGACTTGCCTTTATAAATCTATCCAGATTGAGAGTGAGAAGACACTCACTAATGGCAGTTTTGAACTTAGAGAATGTTTCTTCTATGCTTGATTTTATTGGCTGTTTTTGTTCAGGCTTGGTTTCTGGTTTAACTATCTCTTCTCTACTTTCTGTTGCTTTAACTTCAATGTCATAAGACATTTCTTCTGCAGGCGTAGTGCTAAGACCTGCATCCATAAGTACTACTATGTGAGCAAAAGCAGACCTACATACTCTCGACAAAGCTCTTGTTTGAGCCATTGCACGAATTGCAAAATCTGGTCGTTTTGGTAAGATTTTTTTTACCTTTCTTTTGGTCTGCTTGTCGTATACTTCAGACTCTCCTCCAAACCAAACAGGTTCATCTTCACCTACAAAACCCTCGGCTGTAGAAATTAGCATGTTATCTGTCATGCGTCTAATTTCTGCAGTTGCTTTATAGCCTCTTACAAAATTAATATTTCCTTCTACTGATTCAACTTTTGATATACTAGCTACACACCCATGAGCCGTTGCAATGCTCATCCATCCCTCTACAGGGACATATTTTTTTCCTTGGATGCTTATTGCTGTCTTAGTGACTATCTCTTTACATGCTCCTGCCACGTCTGTTGACTGGCGAATGTTTTCGAGTGGGTTGTTATTTTGGATTATAATCTCATTCATGCTGTTATCTCCTGTTTTTTTTGATTCAAATACTCCGATAAATTAATCCTTGGAACGACTAATTTATTTGCTCTCACGTATTTCTTTTCGGTATCGTCCTCTGTCATAAACTCTTCTATTTGTTGGGCTGTTTTAATTCCAGTCTTATCAAAGTGTATTGCATACGGAATACCATATGCATCTCTCCAAGAAAAAAAATCTAATTTTGATCTGGATGAATATTGATACGAAAGTGTTTTTGCGTTTTCCCAAAAGTCATCATAAGTTTTTGGGTTTGATATATAATTTTTTATTAAAATACAATCTTTATCTAGCATTTCATTTCTCCACTAAATTGCCAGCGGCATACTTGGCTAACAGACTAGCAATAAAACCCTGAACAAAGATTTTCTCTTCTGGGTTTAGTTTCTTAATTTTTTTATGCTTCTCGATTGCTTTTTCGATAAGCTCTTTATTTACTCTGATTGTTGTGTTGTTCATATTTTCTCCTTGTTTGCTTCTAGCGACCCAAAAGGGTTTCGGGGAGTGGCAAGCTCCCCATCGTCAGGCTAGGAAATTTGAGAATATAATTTTAATAATTTCTTATCTTCCATAAAAGCTAACTTAAAAAATAAATCACCTGCATCCAAATTTGAAACATTTGCTTTTTTTGCAGATGCCTTTACGATTCCAATAATTTCATTAATTATTTTGCCTTTATTTTCTAGTGTTAGTTTTTGATTTTTTTTCATGGTTTTGATCTCCTTTGATCTCTTATATATTTATTATCGTAACCTATCCCGAAAAAAAGTAAACAAAAAAAAGATAAAAAAAGAAAAAAAATGATTTTTATTTCATTTAAGTTTTTTCACGAAAATTCGATAAACACAAAAGGAGACATAACAACATGAAAAATCAATCAAAATTCTTTCAATTCTTCGAGACCAAAAGACTTAAACTTTCCATTGCAATCTTCTTTGGAACTGTAGGGATAATTTCTAACTATTCAGCTATTAAGTACTATCTATTGCAAACTAGAATGGATCTTATCCAATCGGAAACTACTCTGACAATCTATGCTCTGGGAATATCCCTTGCACTGGACATAGCCATTATCGTATTTCACTTAATGAGAACTTATGCTCTTATGTGGGGTTCTGTGATACTTGCTTTTCTAATATCTACCACTGCTAATACTAATTCATTTCTGGTTTGTGCAGGAGCATGTAAACAACCGATTGACGACCCTGGAACATTGCTCGCATTTAGCCAAGCATTGATTATGAGCGTGTTACCAATTGCAATCATAGTATACCTAACTGAGTTAGCTGTTCAGCAATATGATAGGGAGATTAAAAATATAAACGAGACATACAAAAATAGTTGGCATGATATAAAGTTAGATTAAGATTGATAGATCTGAACTGTTCGGTATTTCCGAACGGTTCATTTTATTTTATAGGAGAGAATATGAAAATTAAGGATGCATCACGATATTTGAAAGTTCACCAAACTACAATTAGACGATTAATCAAAGAAAGAAAACTTAGAATCTTGGCAGATGGTTCTGTCAATTCTGAGGATCTGGAATTGATTAGATTGGAATGGCAAGATAGACTACAGGTTCAACCTGCTAAGTTTATCAAGCACGCAAAAAATTATTAGATTGGTTTTAGTTTAAGATAAAATTTAATTCCAAAAAATATTAGAACTGCAATTATAGACACTAAAAGGAATCTTTTAAAGTACCTATATGGTTTTATTTCTTCTTCTAGTTCTGTTAATTGCTTTTCTAATTCGACTACTCGACTTTGTAAAGCAGTAGCACTCTTATAAGCTTCCTTTCCATACTCTCCACAATCCTGCAATACTCTCACCACTCTCTCTCTGATAGCAGAATCCTTTATAGTATTAATTTCGATTGATTGTAAGTCTTTAATTGCTTCTTTGGTATCTATTGGCTTATTGATCTGGTTATCTGTAGCACATCCAAGTAGTAAGATTAATAATACTATTCTAACCATAACAGTCTATAACCTGACTTTGACCCACCTGTTGCAATTCTACTAGATGCGACCATTGCATTTCCTAAGAGAGTATATGGATATTCTACTTTAGATCCTGAGTTTTTTCCAATGATTGCGTATTTGGAGTCAGCAAAAGAATAATGCCCAAAAGGATCATTGACTATCCAAACTTTCCTTTCGTTGTCATATCCTATGATACAAATATAATGACCGTCTTTTGTTATCATAGTACTGCACATCACAGGAGATCCCTTATCTATTGCATTGATAATGTCTTGGTTAGTCCCTGAGTGCGGAAGAAATTTTGCTTTCTTTGGGATATTATTCTTCTTAAGTATTGCATTAAGATAGTCTGGATATTTGGCAAGAAATGCACCATTACGGACATCCGACTTGTTATCAATAAAAGCCTTATCCATTGTAAGTATTAGTTCAATTATAAACTCATCTGTTTTAGCTTTTTCATATACTGATGACAATAACATTGCCGCCGATGTATAGCCACATTGACCACTTGGCTTAATTCTTCCAAGTAGCTTGTTATCTATTTGATCGTTCTGTTGTATGTCGAGAATCTTTTTCAAGTATAGCCTCGGTCTTGTTGTTCTTCTTCTTCGACAAAAAAGTTGGTCATAAACTTTCCAATAGTACCAATTGCAATACAAGTAAAAGCCAACCATTTTTCGTCCATGACGATTGAGTAGCCTGTCATGAATTGACTTGCCCCTAAAAGAGCGTCACCAATCTTTCTCATCTTTTTTGGTGTTGGTTGGTAGTATGATTTTACTTTAAATTTAATTTTCATTTCTTTTTTAGTATGTTGGATATTATATAATCTTTTAGTATTGCTTTGTTTTCTTCTTTAGGATAATTCAATATAGCTCCACCTTTTCCTGATTCGAAATCTTTAAAATAGTTTTCATATTCTTTTTTTGGAACCCTCAATTGTTGGTATAGAGAAGGCGTAAATTGATAACTCTCTCCCGTTGGTAGTGGTGCAATTTCTTCCCATTCTCCTCCCTTAGATATTGGATTGGAATAAATACTATCAGATCCAAAAGTTATGTGAGAAGGTTTTTTAAATTTGTTTTCCCAGTGACCTCTTTCATCTGGAGCCATGCCTGCCTTGATTGCTGCATTGTAATCATAATCTAATTTATTTAAGTCTACAATTTTAGATAACTTTTCTAGTGCCTTTATTCTTGATTTTTTTGTTTCACCTGGTCTATGCAGTACATCAAATAGTTCTTCTTCTCCCATTGTGTTACCTCGTATGTTTTAACAATTCTTTTATGTCTGCTTTGATCTCTCTGAGTTCTAACTTAATTTCTTGCACTATCATTCTGTCTTGTAGTGTTTCACTTTCCAGTTTTACAAGTCTAACTTCATGGGTATAATATGCCACTGTGAGAGAAACGATAAAAGAACCATAGGTAAGAATATCTTTGAAGTCTAGATCAAATTTCATTTTTTCTTCTTTACTGGTTTTATAAATTCTTTCCCTACCTTAACAGGGATTCCTACTTTCTTTGCAAACTTTGGTGAGTGTGCTACAGCTTGCATGAGTTTTTCTTGTGCTTTTGATTTAGTTGGCATATTATTTCCTTACCCTGTTTTCAGGTAACTTTGATTCCATCTCTCTCCTACGTCTTACCTCGCCTGCATTTTCTGTCAAGAATTGATCCAATAAACCTTTTTGTAATCCTTGCTGTGCTTGGAATCCTCTTTGGGTAGATTCTGGAATGGCTGTTTGAGTTCGGATGCCTTTAGTCCCTCTTAGTACAGATTCAGCGATTTTCCCGCCTCTTTGTTCTAATTGCCTAGATGCTACGTTTCCGAGAAAACCTCCCAATCCCCCACCTACAAAACCTCCTGTAGTACCTCCAATTGATTGACCCAATCCTCCACCTAGTGCAGTCATTGCTATTGTGACTGGAGTAGCAATATTAGATCCTTGATTTCCTCGTGCTTCAATTGCTTTTTTAAGATTAATATCTTTAATATCCTGTCCTAATGTTTGTAATGGTATATCTTTCTGTAATAATTCAACAGCTTTTTTTGTTGGTTTATCTATTTCCATTAATTGTGGTTTTTGAGTTGTTCGATTAATAAATGTATTTATTTTTCCAGAATCTACGCCTTCTTTATTCATAAATTGTTTTGTAAGTCTTACGGAAGCAGCAGTATCATTATTTACAGTTTTCATTATATCTCTATATTCAGGAGCTTTATCTTTTAACTCTTGATCAAATGACCGTCTTACATTTTTTAATGTTTGCCCTACTTTTGAATTTTTTAATGGATTTCCATATCCTCCATATTTTTCTATATCATCTCCAATATTTTGTAAAAATATCTTTAAATCTCTACCTGCTATATCTGAACTTGCTTTTCCTGTTTCATCTGCTCCTAATTCATTAATTATTCTTTGTTTATAAACATTAAGCGTTTCTTGTGCTTCTCTTGATGTGCTAGTTACAGTATCTTTTTTTAATACATTTAAAACTTTATCTATTTCATCAATTGCAGGTTTTTTATTAACTCTTACATTTTCAGGAATTTTTTCTACTGAAAGTTTACTATTTGCTTTTGCTCTTTGTGCAAATGGATTTCTTTCAACAAATCTATCTATTTTTAAACTAATTTCTGGCAATACTTCTGCTTGCAAATCTCCTGCAAACTTTTCTTCAATACGTTTTACTTGTTCAGGGTTCTTGTCTAATTGATCCAAAAATGCTCTGGTTTTTCCAGTAAATCCTGTAAGACTTGTCTTAATTGCTTCATCTGCTGCTGGCTTTAAAGACTGTACACCTTTTGCAATACCTCTTCCCAACACTGGCAAAGATCCACCCAATAATCCACCGATACCAACATCCCTTGCCACTTCTCCGATGTCTTGACCCTCTGAGTATCCCAATCCTGACAAAGCTCCTGTCCCTGCTCCAGTTATTGCCAATCTTCCAAGCTTTGCTCCTGTTGCTGCTTGTCCTATTGGTGCTGCTACGCCTGCCCCTATTTCTCCTGCAAAATACGATGCAGGGTTCTGCTCGGATGCCGATTTATACATTCCTCTGGCTTCTTGTAGTACTTCTTCGTATGGTCTACCTGATCGTATTGATTCTAGTCTAGCTATTGCTTCGTCTGCTAGTCCAAAAGTTGCTCCTCGTGATGCACCAATTAATCCAGATTGTAGTGGAGATCTCGGTCTTTCGGATGGAGTGGGAGGAGTAGGCTGAGATACTGTTTGATATTTCTTTTTTATTCTATCAAGTTTAGCTAAATCATCTTGAGTAGGATTGTCAGGAAATCCTTCTACTACAATACCATTTTCTAATGTAATATCTGGCATTTATTGTTCCTCGCTAAATTTAACTTTATTTGGAGAAGATATATCTTCTGTATATGTTCTAGATTTTAAAACTTCTTTTGGATCAAAATTTATAGATTTTAATCTAGCTTCTAATTCAGCTTTCATATCTTTAATTTTATTTTTAGCAGTTTCTTCTTTATCAAATCTTCCTGGAATAAGTTTTTTAAAATTTTCAGCTTCTTCTGTTCCAATGGCTCCACCTGATTGCATCCTTCCTATTCCTTCAACAAACCTATTAGCTGCATAAGTATAATCATTATCGCCTAATATAGATGTTTTACTGACTCCTCTTTTTATAGCATCTTCCATATCAAATATTGCTTTATAAGCTAAAGCACTATTATTTAATAATTGTCTTTCGTCTTGTGATAATTTTCTTTCCTTCTCTGGCTTTTCCTGTTTTACACCACCGCCACGAACACCCCCACCCTTTGGAGCCATAGCTTGCATCTTCTTATCTCTAATACTTTGCAATACAACAGGATCATTCAGATCGGTAGCACTGTATTCCTCTGGGATAGAAAATCCAAGTGCTTTCTCAAATACCATTCTTCTCCGTTTACTTTCTTCGCTTTTAGGATCAATCAAGGCTTTGGCTTTTCTGTCCTGTTCCGCTCTCTGTCTGCCTGCTTCGAATGATCTTCCTACTTGTGCGATGTCCCCACCCTGAATACCTGCTCCTAAACTTGCCACACCCTGAGCAAGAAGAGATCCGAGGAAATTAGTACTGTCTTGTTCTGATTGTGGTTCTTCCATTGATGGCATAGATGGTCTTGGAGTAGGCATAGAAGAAGGAGTCATTGTGGGCATTCTTGATTGTGCCATTGGTGTAGTAGATGTAATTAGATTTTTTATATTTCTAGGTTTTTTAAAATTACCTACATCTTCTGGCAATAGAAATACATCTTCTGGATTAAATGAAGGTTGATCCCTGTCTATACTTGGATATTGCAAAGAATCAAGAAAACTATTACTTTGTGGTCTTTTTGATAACATACTATTCTCCTATGCTCCGTATGATACGTTTGTAGAATATGGATCTTTTGGGGTTGCAGGTCTATTCATATAAGCCCCTGCCAATGTTCCTCCAGTTTGTAATCCTGCTCCCAACATCTGAGATTGAGTGTTGTATCTGTTGGTAGCCTGTCTCTCTCTTGATCCTGCTATGTCTTGTAACCCACCTGCCACACCTGAAATGTATTTCGTTTGTAATCCATATTGTGCAAGTGGTTTATTTATGACGTTCTCCGTTAATGCCTGGTTAATAAGATCTGTTCTTGCTTCTCTGATCCTATTTTTATTTGCTGTTATACGATTCATAATGTCTTGTTTATTTGCTAGGTTTTCAGCTTCTGCTATAATTTTATTTCTAGTGTTAAACTCATTTATTACATCACTTGCCTGTGCTTGTCTAGCTGCCCTTTGGTAGTCCGTCTCTTCCAATCCTTGCCCCATCTGTGCTACGTTCGAAAGTGCTTGCAATCGTGCTTGCTGTGCTTGTGCAGCCTGATCCATACCCATTTGGCTCGCTCTCTGTGCTGCTGATTGACCTGCTAAGAGATTGGCTGCTAGTTCTGTTCCTGAACCTGCCAATCCTCTTTGTGCCATGTTTTGGAGGATAGCTTCTCTCTGTCCTCTCTCTTGTGTGGCAATCTGGTTTTGTATCTCGGCAAGTGCTGCCCTATCTACTGCTGTCAATCCAGTTTGGGAAAGATCTTGGTATTCACCTAGTACGTCTAATTGTGCTTGTCTCGCTTGTTCATTTCTTAAGATGTTTCTGAGTTCTGTTTGTTGTAACTGTTCAGGAGTTAGAGTGCCTGCCAATTCATAGTCAATCGGTTCTGCGTATTGCTGATATGTTATATTTCCAATTTCTGGCGGACGATTTGCTAATTGAGCCAATGCAGATAATTGTTGTAGCCTATTAGCTCCTGCCATAGCTTGTGCTTGTTGACCTGCTAGGACATTGCCTAGTAGTCCCCCTGCTAGTGTTGATCCTCCAATTATTGCTGCTGTAACTGGCATGTTATACTCCTCTATTTAGTAAGTCTTGGAAATTTAATCCTGATAGTTGAGATAGTGCATTTATTCTTGCAAGTCTACTAGGATCGTATTCTTTTAGTAATTCTTGTCTTGATTTATTAATTCTATTAAGATATTGTTGGTATATTGGGACTTTTGATACATCAATTCCAGATGATTGAGAGAATAAAGTTTCTTTTTGTTTTGTTAAATTTTCTATATTTCCTCTAAGTTCATTTTCAACTTGAGCTTTTCTTATTGCACCAGTGATGTCATAAGGATCTACTACCGAATTTTCTGCTTTTCTTAATTCTCTTTCGTTATCCCTTATCGATTTATCAATAGATTCTTTTTGATTTAAAAAATTATTATATCTATCATATTGTATTTTAGCTTGGTCTATACTTGACTGTGTTGCAGTTCCTAAATCTTCAGGTCTATTATAACCTACTATCGGAGTCTGTAAAATATTATTAGAATATTGAATTGTATCTGGTTGTATATTTGCACCTAATCCTACTTGTTGAGCTATGTATAAATTATTTAAACTTTTTAAATAATTTTCTTCTGCTTGAGCAGGAGTCATAATTCCTCTTTGTATTCCCTGTTGTGTTCTATATTGCAATGGTTCTACTTGTTGTCTTAGTTCTTCGACTTCTGCCGAAATACCTGGGATTTGAGTAGCTTGTATTTGACCTGCTCTCTCTTGTGCTTGCTGTAGTGCTGTCTTACCTGCTGTTGTTGATTCTGTAAGAAATCTATCTAGGACATTCTCTCCCTGTGTTGCTAATGATGGATTTGCTCTTTGTGATCTGATAAACTCTTGCAAGCCTGTTCCAGTCACGTCTCTTCTAAGACCACCTGCTAACTGTTCTCTTTGAGATTCAAATCCAGATCTTGCTTGAGTAAATGGACGAAATACATCTGTAGGATTGGCAATTGCTTCTTGTCCCGTTCTTAGTGCTTGGAACCTTTGTAAATTAGCTTGATTGGCTGCTGCTGCTGTTGGATCTCTCAAAACATCTTGAACAAAAGTATTGACTCCCTGTATTCCCTGTAGTCCAGTTTGTGCCTGCTTTGCTACGTTCTCAAATCCTGTTTGTGCCTGTCGTAGTCCAGTGCCTGCTTGTGCTGTTCTCTGTCTTACCAATTCAGGGTTTGCATTATTTTCATTGGCAGTAACATACTGTTGTAGATTGGTAAAGCCACTTCCTCTCTGAGATACGTTTCTTCTCTGTGGTTGCATCCCTCCACCTTGAGAAATTGCTCCTGTTTGTCTTCCTAATGTCGGAGCCTGTGCTACGTTCTGATCTATTTCTTCTGGTCTTATTATTGCCATATTATATTCCTAAAAATGTTATTTTGTATTTCTTACTGTCTGCTAGTCCAGAAATAAATCTGACTACAATCGTTCCATTGTTATCTTCCCATGAAGGAAAACAATAATCATACTTTACCGTTGGATCATCACTTTGTACTACTTGACCAATTAATAGAATTGACATTCTTCTTTTTAATTCAGAAGAAAATCTAATCGTTGCGAAGTCTCCACTTGTATAATTGTTAGTAGTGACTATATCCAAAGTCTTTATTTGACCTGCCACGTTTTCAGGGATTGTAAGATTTCTATTGTAAGACTGATAGATTTCTTCCATGAATTGATTCATGACTGAGAGAATACCATTGATCCATTCAGGAGCCTCTGTTCCAAGATCCTCTTTTTGTATTCTTGTAAGTGTTGGAAGAGAAGCCATTTATTTAAACCTCTCGGACATGTTTTCGTATTGCACACTAAGACCTTGTATTGCAAAATAGGATTGTGCTTTCTTGGATCTAACCTTAAAAAATATCCAAGAAGCACGTCTTTTAAGCAATGGAATATATGTCCTAATAGGATAAGCCAAACCAGAACCAAAGCCCCAAGGAATTGAACCCCAAGGGAAAGAACCCCATTGATCCGACCTCAAAGGAGAAACCTCGGTATATTCTGGATTGGGATCAAAGTTTGAAGAGAATCCAAGTTCAATAGAAGAGAAATCTGCTGTTCTAAATAACATTGTCACTTCCCTAAAATGTTTTAAAATACCTGGGTTTTGAATACTGTTCTGAGACCATTGAATTATAGATTCTATTGCTTCATAGACAAAAGCAGATCCTGTAGTAAATCCTACGCCTGATTCTACTGTAATATTGTTTCCATTTACTACTGTAATAACTGAATAAATATTTCCTTTAGATAAAACCATATTGATTGCTACATTAGTAGCATCTTGTAAAGTTATTACATTCCCTGCAATACTATTGATAGTAACATTGTAAACGTCATCTACATAGTCTGAAGAGTTTAATTGCTTTCTCTCTTTATATATATATCCATCGACTCCACCCATGTACAGTCTATTATCAAATGTTATACCACATGAACGATTATTAATATATTTAGTCCAAGCGTTGGTGAAGAAATTAAAAACATAGGCATGAGTAGGATAAGTGTCAGTTTCTATTTTCTTACAATAAAAGATATATTTCCTATCTACTTCATAACTTACGCCAAAAGAGAGAGTTTGAAAATTGCTTAATATTTCAGACTGTTGGATTTGATCTTCTATCTGTCTGGAAATGATTTGTATTCCATTGTCGCTGACTGCACACATCCCTTGGTCTGTATAGCAATAGATTTGATTGTTCATTTCAACTGCCGACTCTGTGGCAATTAAGGAGACTGTATTGTCAAATAATGAGATTCTTAGAGAAGTAGGATCTTCTCCTATTATTCTATAAATTGCATTGGCTTTTAAAACAAAAACAGAATCTCTCAAAGGAATAATTCTATAAATAGGATCTGTTGCCACGCCTGCATCAAGATAATTTAATATCGGTACTGCTTCGGGTTGTTGTAATTTGCTAAAATAAACTCTATTTGGATTTACGTCATTAGAAGATGAATTGTCTGTTCCACTTGATTGTAGTACTGGATTCCAACATTGAGACTTTGAGGATACCACTGCAAATTGTGGCAAAGAATAATCATTGGCTATAATTTGTATTTTACCTGGTAAATCTCCATAATTAGAAACGTAATAAGCACTCACATTAGCCTGTCTTAGATTGATAATCTTAACAAGACTCTTTGCTGTGTCTGCTATGTTTGCAGCATCTGAACTTCCATTAAATAACTTAAAATGTCCACTACCTACACTTTCTGTCGCCTTAGCTGTATAAGTGATTCCATTGATAGTTATTGTATCGTCATACACTAATTTTGTAGTGCTAGGAGAGGAAGGGATTAATGCTACTGCAATCAATGTAATAAATATATTTTGTTTAGACTTAGTATTTGCATAGAAAGTCATGTTTTTAAAAGTACAAATATCAATAGCACAAGGAGGTTCCTCATTAGCTTGCAAAATTCCTTCTTGTGTTGGATTGGTATAGAGTGCTGCTCCTCTTAAATCGTCAGGAGTTATATCTGTAAAAGTTACGTAGCCATTAATATTAACATCTGTAGAAGTTGCCACTCCTTCATACACTAATTGCAAGTCATCCGATGGAACTATATTCTTATCTACTATTGCTGATCTATATGCCTGAAAGAAATACCCTTCCAATACATTGTCTGGGATATACAATGTAACACTTACATCTTTATCCCCACCTGATTCATGGACTATTACTGCCCTCCCACTTGGAGAACCTAAAAGTAAATTGTCGTTGGCATCTCTATAGCCCCAAACAAACCTGTAACACACTGATTTATTGTTAGGAAGAAAACTTCCTGCCACTACAGATAGACTTGCATCTAATGCCCTTGGCACACCTGCCGAGATTGGTTGATCTGTTAAAACTGAGATTTTCTTAATATTCTGAGTAGTAGTGAAATAGAAATTCTTATTGGCTTTGGTTGACTTGATTCTATACCCTGACTGTGCCGAGTATGGATCTGTGTATGCCGTAAATGTTCCGCTACCATTGTCATACGCAATTTTGTTGTCATAACTAGCTAAAAGTCTATTATTATATTCAAATAATGCGTCTATAGTCCCAGTGTAAGAAGATGGCATTTGACCATACTTTGCTTGCCCTCTTCTTGGTTCCGCTACTGATCCTTTGTCGATCTGGATATTGTCTGCTTGGATCAATGCTCCTTCTGGTATTTCAGAAAACTGATTAGGATTGGTAAAAAGCCCTGCTATTTTTAAATTTAGAACTTGCATAAGATCACCATACTAGATGCCTTTGCAATCTCTTGGATGATACTATTTTTTTTGGTTGTCCATCTACACGAGGAGAGATAAGATTCCTATTGTCTGACTCCATTTGGGCATAAGTCAATAAGGCTGCCTGTAGTCCATTGGTATCTCCCATGTATTCCATTATTCGCACTACCACTGCTTGGATTAATAAAGGTATAACGTCTTGAACTATCTGAGCATAAGGAGATTGATCTCTAAGACATACATAGAATCCAGTTTCAATATCTGTAGTATCGGATAGATTAATTACGCTACCTGCTACTGTCCCTGCCGTGACTGATTTGATTGTTTGGAATGGAGAATCATTACTTACTATGTCAATCTCTGTTCCTGTTGTAATAGTATTAGGAAGAGAAGCACAAGTGATAGAAGTATTAGTGACAATAGAACTAATAAGACCGACCGATGTTAATGGCACTATGTCTGACGGTCTTCTGTAGTAATAAACTCTTAAATATCCACTATTAAAAGCTTGTGGAGTGACTTTGATTTTGTTCCCTTCCAAGTAGTATCCTGCCATCTCATTGATTTGTGAAAGTGCAAGTCTTGGAACATTAGTAATGTTAAAATTGTTTTGGTTGCTATTGTCGTATAATGATACTGAATTTAATTTATTTCCTATGGCATTGTAAGGAATAGTAAATTCCTTAGTAGATCCATCTTGTAATATATCATTGTATTTCAGGAGATAATCTTCTCTAACGGACATTATGTATGTCACGATTCTATTTTGTAATTCTTCATTTAGCATATCAATAAAATCTGAATTGCTAAATAAATTCTGAGAAGTTGGAATTAATGCACGTCTTTTAATCTGTGCAATCAGACCTGTAGACGTAAAATCCATTTAATTACATTCTACCTTTTTTCAATCTCTCTTTAAGTCTGGCAAGCGAAGAAAGAGGATCAATTTCCTCATCGTCTTCTTCTTCCATCTCTTCGCCTTCTCCCTCTTCTTCTATTTCAGGCTTTTTAGAAGATTCTAGCTTCATTATTGTAATGCCTTTCTTGACTGGTTTCTCTTCCATGTCATACATTTTTTCTTGTTCCATCTCTTTTGGCATCATACGATCCATCTCAAGATCGTCCATCTGTGATATAATATCCATGATTGCTTTAAGTTTAGCTTGCTTCATTATTCCAGGCATTTTAATCTCCTACTTTTTTTTCTTAATAACTGTCTTGGCTGCTTGTTTAAAGTCTTTGGCACTAGGAGAATTTGGATTCTTAGCTGATCTCATTCTCTCTCCTGAACCTGCTTCGATTCTTTTTCTCTTTGCATGTATGTTGTCATACAAACCTTTTTTTTGTTCCATTATCATTTACTCCATATTGGTGTTGGTTCTATAGGAAAGATAGGATCTTCTATCGGATTTAAAATAAGATTTCTTAATATAGAACGATAGTTTTCAAAATCTGATTTATTTTGTAAGTTTACATCTGGCAATACCGACCAATCACATTTAGAAATTAATTCTTTAGCTTTTGCTTCACAATTATTTTTTTTGAATTTAATTATAGTTTCATTCCACTTTAAGTCTAATTCATCTTTACTTGGTTTATTTTGGTCGTACCAATCCAAAGTATTATAATCATAACAATCTATTATTTTCCATTTCTTATTGGCATAAAATACAGAAAGTATATTTCCATAATCTATCATACTTGAACCTCAATAATTCTTATATAAGTAATAAGTTTGCCATTAAAAAATTGAGAACTTGTTCCATTTACTCTCAATGTTGTAGGAGAACCACCACCTCCAGCCCTTAATTTAAATGTCGTAGAACTTGTTGAGTTTGCAGATTCTTTTGCTAACATGTAAGTGGGATTAAAACTTAACCCTCCTCCAAAAGAACTTGAACTTGGTGGAGATGCATTATTAAATGAAACTGAAATTGCATCTGTCGTTGAGTCCCTAAATAATGCTTGAACAATGTTATCAACATTATTTGCACTTTCTCCTATAAAAGAGTTAGATTCAATGTACAAAATTGAATTCGCATATTTTGGAGTAATGGAACAAGTTAATATTTCCACACCTTCCGTATTTTGTGGAATAGTATTATCTACTGGAATACTTACTGAACTTGTAACTGTTGACGTCGTTAATTCTGCATAAGCCACTTGTATTACATTTCCAGTAAAACCACCATAATCTACACCAATTTCTCCGACCCTTGCTCCATTAGTTGCAATACCAATTTTATCAGATCCAATACGATATAAACCAGTGTTAGTATCACTAGTAAATGAAATACTTGGAGAAGATACAGTACCATCTGAATTAAATAAAACTCCTGATTGCTTTACATCTCCAGTTACATCCAATGCAACAGTTGGACTTGTAGTATTAATTCCTACTCGATCATTTGTAGAATCTGTTTTAATTAGATTAGTATCTACAGTCAAATTTGTTAAAGTTGCAGATGCTCCTGTGATACTTCCACTTACCAAAGCATTTCCAGTTATATCTAATGCCTCAGATGGAGAAGAGTCATTGATTCCAACTCTGTTATTAGTAGGATCGACATACAAAGTTCCAGAGTCTACGTTTAATATTCCAGTAACTGCAGTTGTGTCAGTATTTGCATTTCCTAAATTTGTATTGCCGTTTAGATTTGCTGTTCCATTTAGAGTAGTAGTACCTGCAACTGTTAGAGTGTTTGGAATGTCTACAGATGTTCCTGTGGATAATCCAAGTTTTAGAAATGCAGCTGCTGTTTGTATTGCAAATTCTGTGGCTTCATCTCCCCATTCAGTGTCTCCAGTTGCCGGATATTGTATTGGAACACCATTTACATTTACTTCTGGCATTTACTTTCCTTTCTTTTTGGACATAGGCTTTTTAACTGGCATCTTAGATCCTGATTTTTTACCGTACATTTTTATCTCCTTGTAGTATTGCAAAGAGAGGAGTTTCCTCCTCTCAGTTAGGTTGTCTTACGCTACTGTAAACCCAGTAACTTTGGTACACTTAGCAGGTGCCATACAAAGTAAAGCTTGATCTGCATAAGCACGAACTTCGTAACCTGCATTGCTTGGCAATTGGAGGAAGATCTCAGTTGCATCCATTCCAGGTGTCTGGAAGGTTACGTCTGTTGATCCTACTCTAATAAATTCCTTTTTGGGAATTATAAATACTTCGCCTGCTTTCAAGATTGGATGTGGTTCAATCTCTATCTTTCCATTAGCACCATAGAACGCAAGTTTTTGTACTCCATTTTCTGCAATACTGTTTTTGTAGGAAGAGTCATATCGTCTCAAACCTGCTTCGGTTGATGCTAATGTATTCCAAGATGAAATTGGAACATAAGCACAAACGTCTGACATAAGACCTTGAGCTACTGCATTTTCGGTAGCTGCTATGATACTGTTAAGAGATAAAGCACCACTTGCAGTATACTCGTTTCCCTTAAAGAGAGAGTAAATAGTGTTATCAATACCGAAAAGAGTTCCGGAAGTAGTGATAATTTTATCAATACCAATAAAATCTTTATAGGGTGAAGTACCTGATCCTGTGTAAGTTCCATTAAAATACACTCTAAAACCTGTATCAAAATTAGCTTTTGTTCCTGCTGCTGTCTCGATAGCTGTAGTTCCAGTAGATGTGCTTGTTATACGAATTCTCTTATATTGTGGATCAATTGCCGCAACAGTCAATACTGAGTTTGCTCCAGAAGAAATAAGAGTAGTATTGTCATCATAGAAAATCTGTAATTCAGCTCCTACTTTACCTGCCCATAAACCTGTTGACCACTGATTTCTATCTACATAAAACCAAAAAGAATCTGTTGCAGATCCTGTTCTAACAAAAGGAGCAATAGTGCAAGCTTGTGCAGATGCATTAGTTCCAGTGTTTACAGTTAATTGGAAGGTTGTTGCTGTTAATCCAGTGGATAAAACTAAACTTGTAGTTGGTACTACAGAATTTCCTGCATCATCGGTAAAATATACTTTTTGATTTGCAACTAATCCATGAGGAGAAGTTGTTGTGATTGTTGCTGTGGTTGTAGCTCTTGTATAAGTTGCTACTCCAAAAGAAGCACTTGCTCCTGTAGTTGATACAGTGGCTACACTTCCTCTTCCTTCTGCAATGTCCTGTTGACCATAGAAAGAACTTAGCTCTAATCTGTTAGACATTGACTCGACCATGTTTTCAAATAAAGTACTTGTTGCATCTGCAAAGGCTTCTTTATTGGAAGTTGCGGCGGCGGCGGCTTTGTAAGAAATCTGAGATTGGAGAACTTTTTCAGCACCTCTTACTTGTGCGTTCTTGGTTCCCATTGCCAATGCACCATTCAATGCAAAAGCAGTACCGTCCCCATCGTTGTAAGTGAAGCCTTGTTCTGCCTGTAGAACTACTGGCACATTGTAATAATCACCAAGTTTTTTACGTCTTTCAAATGGAACTTCTTTGATGAATTTTGCAGACTCTGGAATCAGATTAATGAGAGAGTCACCATAGATTTGTTTGTAAAAGCCATTCAGTGTGGCTAATGTATTTGCTGACATTCGAATACCTCGATAAATTTAATAATGCAATTTTATTAAGACTTTGCTTGTCTCGGTATATCGAATCAGGTTGACCCTTGTTGTAATTATTGCGTGTAAGTTTTTCGCTTATAGGAGATCTAATGAGACCATATTACTTTTATGACCATAATAAAAAAGTTGTCAACCTATTTTTAACAATAGAAAAGAAAAACTTATGACCAGTCGGCAAAACTTACCCATAAGTTTTTTTGAATTTAATAAACAAGGAGAGCCAGTAAGACTCACCTATACTTATAACTCAAAAGGATCTCCTTAAAAAAATCAATAAAAAAAATAGTAAGTTTAACTTTTAATTCTCTCTGCTAACTGCTTTCTCCATTCTTCTTTAGTAATTTTCTTAGTAGTCTCTCTAGAAGATCTTGGTTGAGATTGAACTGAGTTACTTGTAGGCTTTTTAAGTCTAGCAAGATCCTCCTGTCTGATCTGCTTGAGGAGATCTTCGCCAATGTAATTAATTCTATTAGTGCTATCCATAGACTTTAAAATCTGTGAATTAAGATTCCTGAAATCCTCTTCAACTAAAGGAATAACTTGTTTTGGATGTATTGCCAATCCTCTCTGTTCTGCTATAAGCATGTAGTTTGCAATTCTTCGCACGACATCTGCAGATTTAGGAAGAGTACTGTTTTCGAGTGACTCAATAATCTGAGATGTGATTTCTTGCTGTGCCTGTACTTGTGCTTGTTCTACTTGCTCCTGTTCTCTCCGAGTCATCTCCTCTCTGTATTGTCGTTCGAGTTCATCCCGTTCTTGTCTGACTCTTCTCAATTCTTTTTCGCTTTCTGGAAGCATGTCTTCTTCGATTGCTTGTGCCAAGTATTGTTCTGCTAGTTCTCTAGGATCATATCCTGCCCTTTGGAGTAACTCGAAAGGATTCTTCTGGATTAATTCAGCAATCTCCTTTACAAGCTTTTCCTGTTTGGATGCCTGCAATGATCTTTGATCCGCCGTCTTTTGTGCTTTGTATGCCGAGACCAAAGACTTAAATTCTTTGTCGGTTAATTCTTCATTGTCTGGCAATCCCCATAATGCTTTCAATTGCTTCTCGTTAATCTGCAATACATGACCATCGACATCTACTTTGGCTTCTCTGAGTTTTGGTGTTGCAATTGATTCTTGTGTTGCTACTTCTTCTGTTGACTCGATTGGTTCTGAACTGCTTTCTATTTCACTTGATTCTATTGTCTCTTCCATATTATCTCCTATTAAATTGGTACTGCACTAGCTCCACTTGGTGTTTGGTATTTCTCTCCAGTCATTGGATTGGTTGGCAAGTTCGGCAAAGATCCCGTTGTCTGTTCCAATGGATTGACGCTTGCTCCCTGTGTCACTTGATCTATTGGGGGTTGTCCCTGTGGAGGAGTAGGAGGAAGAGACTGAATACCAAGAATATTAAACAAGTTGGGATCTCCAGTTTGCAATTGCTGAATATGTTCTTGCATGTGTTGTAAGACAATAGACACTAACTCCACATTATTTCTAGCTTCTGGACTGTCTAACAATTGCTTATGCTCCTGAATGTGCATAGGATGATTGTCAGTTACCAATACAGGAGGATCTATGCCATCGGACATCTGTTCGTTCTCTTGTGCTATGAGCATGAGTTGTCTTTGGACTGGATCAAGGATTGAGTCTAATCTTCCATTCTGCAATACTGAGAAATACATATCACTATTCTTAATAAATCCATACTGAAGAAGAGTATCTGCTATTTGGATCTTTCCTGCCGTGGTCTTCGACAAGGGATTGCCCATGTCTACAATGACCCGTTGAACATTCTCGAGATCTTCTCCTTTGAATTCCTTCATATATGGAGTATTCATTTTTCCTACTATCGTTGCTACTCTCGGAACGGCTGCATAAGCCTTTAGCATGTTAATGATTGCAGTTCCTGAGTCTTCTAATAGTTGCACGTATCTCTGTTGAGTCAATTGCAAGAACTGAATTGCCTGTGATGCAACCAATGCCAATGCAGCTCCACTCTTCAGACTTGCCTCTGGGTTTCCTCTCACTACTGAATTAATCCCTGAAATACTTTCCATCTCATTGATTAATTCTTTATATCTATTAAAGATCTCTACAGGTGTAGCAGTTAAATTCATTGGTTCAGGCTTGCCCATTTTTGCGTCATACTGAACTATGTTTAATCCTCCCACTAATTCTTCGACATCTAAGTTAGATCCTTTCGGAACTAGAACATTTTGCACTCCAAAGGCTTCTTGGTTAGTCTGGATTGTAGATGCAAGACCGTCGATAGCTCTTTGAATAGGTAGCATGTCGAATGATACTGTATAACCAAAAGGACTTGCATAAATTGAACCAGGGTGAAGTGCATAGACTGGTATCTCAGGGTATGGAAGATCACTATCGAAGATCACTGTTCCTCCTTCTATGAATTCTGAGTATCTCCCATTGGGAACTGATTGAGTCTTGTCGTGATAGAATCTATAGAATGGGATTAGGTCCGAGTCTGTGATTTTATAGAAATCAAGAAAGTCATTCTTAAGATTTTGAGAGAACATCTCCGAGTTAATTATATCATCTGCAAAGTCTGGATATTTCTTTGCCAATTCATACTTGTTTACAAACTCTCTTACAATAAGCCAATTTCTATCTTCAAACTTTCTTAGATATGGATGCCGTATAATATCAATCCCAGAACATGACGTAAACTTAATGTCACCTTCCCTAACTGGTTCGTTGTTCTGTCCTACGCCATACTCTCTTCCTAGTGCTACATCCCAATTCAAAGCCAAGTAGCCTTCACCACTCCAGATAGCAAACTCGACGGCATCTGCTACATATCTTTCCAGGCGTTTTTCTCTCATGTAGTAATCAAGTAGACCCTGTGCAAGTTTGGTCTGTGCTTGTGATGAGTAATCGTTGTTTACTGCTCTTGCATCGAATGTCGGTCTTTGTGAGACTGTGATAGATAAGATAGCTTGTAAGATAGATCTAAAGTGATTGACATACAGAAAAGAATATTCTCCAGACTCTCCACCTCTGACCGTATCTCCTAAGTGAAAGCCTGCTCTGAAGTATTGTCGATATGACTTTCGCCATAGATCCAACATCCCATTGAGTCTTACGTATTGGTAGTAATCATCTACTTTTTTTTGTAGCTCTCCACCAATCTCATCTACTGGTAAATTGGCGTAGTAAGTTGCATTGCTTTCTAATTTAGTTTTGGTTAACATTTTCTTCTTTTCCTATTTTATTTATTTCATCTTGTAAATATTCTTTAATCATTTTTTCAAATTCATCTTTACCAACTAGTAATAGTATTTCGTATAATCTAAGTGATGTTTCATCCATTATTTGTTTCCTTGTATTGTTCTACTATTTTATCTATATTATCGTCTATAAAATCCATAAGTTCTTGATATTCTTCTGCTTGATATTCTTTCTTAAGAGATATATAATTCCATCTATTTTCAATATATACTTCCCAAGGATCATCAAATCTCCATCGAAGATAGATTTCAATTTCCTTGCCATTTACCGTAAATGTTTTATAAATCTGAGATGGACACCAAATCAAATCAATGTCCCATCCGTTTTCTATCCTACGTGATTCATGTAATGGGTATTCTTTTCTCATTATTTTTTAACATCCTTTTTTCATTTTAATATTTTTGCTAATAACCATAGTGTAAAAAAAAATAATGAAATACATATTGAAGTATATAATATTGCAGATGTAGATATTATAATAAGTTCTTTCATCTTCTGAACATCCTTTTTAAATTTGCTCTCTCTTGGTTCTCTTGCTGATAATTAATATGATGTGTATATGGTGTTGCCGTCCCCGTGAATGGCACTGGATTGGAATACTGATCCAAGTTACGTATCATATAGATCAAGGCTGCCAATGCATCAAAGTGACCGTAGAGATCCGATATGTCAAATTGTGTTCTCTGTTTGTTCCATATTGCACTTGTAAGACATCCTATCAATTCTCTGCATATACTAGCCACTCTTAACCGTCCCTGTGATATAAACACTCTCACTTCATTTACCATTGCCATAAGAGTATCCTTATTGGTTGGTGCGAAGTGGACATTGTGCATGAGTGACATGTCCTGTAATAAGATCACATTGTTATTGTCTGCAATACGTTTAGGTTCAACCATAGAATCAAATAAAACTGACTCTTTATATTGGATAGTCTTAGCAATCAAATCTGTTGTTGTGTCTTGTCCAGTAAAGACCGACTCATCCACTATCTGTAATGCACTCTTCCTGAAATCATAATAGCCATAGAGAACCGCCGTCTTATGACGTCCTCCTATATCCATGACTGTATAATTGTGGTAGTACATTCTCCATGCATCCAGTTCTAGCTCTCCGATGTAACTTTCATTCCATTCAGGTATAACGACAATCTGTTCATCGACTACAAACTGGCAAAGATATTCCCTCTTCCAAGTGGTAGAATTGACTCCACCTGCTTCCTGACAATACTCTTCTATAGTTTCCTGATCTATGCTTGTGTTGTCGTAGATAGTAAAGAGAGAATAGAATCTTCCTAACTGTGCCTCTGTACATAGTCTATTATAATAATGAGCTGGAGTTCTAGGAGGAGTACTGCTGACAATTGTTCTTCCTCCTGTGGTTAAAGTCTGTGGCATGAGAATGTCTTTAAGAACATATTCCAAGTCATCTATAAAACCTGCCTCATCTATTAGATTTAAATCTGACTCATGCCCTCTAAGGTTTTCTGCATTCCCATTGTCACACCCTGCAATGTGTATTTCACTACCATTTTGGAATACATACTTATTATCCTGACTTTTGAAGTCTGGTTTCAATTCTTTTGGGCAATCGGAAAGGATCTTGACCATAATAGGTTGAATGATCTCTTTCAATTGCTTGGATGTCGGTGCTGCAAATCTTACATGAACTTTGCTTTTCAATGCATGCTCAATGGCAATAAGGCAAAGAGTATAAGACTTTCCAAATCTACGAGAACAGTTTACCACGTGTTTTTTATTGCTTCCTTTAGTGATCTGATTATACAAATCTATTTGATGATCTTTGAGTTTGTAATACAAGTCTCCATTTCTCCATCCATCCTCGATTAGGCTATTAATGTATCTTGTATTATTCAAGCGTTATTGTTTCCCATCTCGGATCTTAGTCTGTCTATCATAGCTCTCCTCTCTTCAGGAGTCAACTTGTCATTTGTAAGACTCTCACCTTTGCTAGTTATATCAATAGACTCCAAAGGCTTTCCTAAAACCCTATCCCATAGCTTACTAATATCTGCTATCTCTCCTGTGTTTGCAAAGTTTGAGATAGTCTGTCTTACACCCTGTTCTATTAGATTGACTGGCTTCTCGTTATTGAGTTCTTTGATCTCGGTAAAAGCAAATTTATGATAAGCACTGATTAGTTGTTCGGTAGATGCCCTCTTCATCTGAAGAATGTCTTCAGGCAACTTTGGTCTTCCTGTTGGGTTTAGCACTTGTCCCTTTTGAATTGGCTTCCCTACTATTTTTGCTTTTTCTTTGCTTTTTGAAGCACTCATATCACTATACAATTTTACTCACTGGCTTGTTACTCCACATTGAACATGACCAATACTTCGGACTAGTCTTGTCCTTAGCATCCTCACAATTGTGTCTAGCTCGAAAACTTGCTTTCCTTTCTGGGTCATCTCTCTTGATGGATAGATTAGGATCTCCGAAAGTGACTTTGACGATCTTCCCTGTAGACTTGTTCTTCACATAGACTCCAAACTTCTTGTTACTTCCCTTTGGCAGTCTGAAAGGTTTGTTAAGTATCTTATCCATTACTCGTCCACTTCGCAATTATATATATTCTTTAAATCATTGTAGGCAATTTGTAATTGTTCTTCATTTTCAAAATAAATTTTTATCATAAAATTATGATTTTGTAAAATTACTTTATTATTTTTATCTTTCTCTGTTATCTTATCCATGTTTCTTCATACCTTTTGTAATTATGTATGCTCTCTTCTATTAAATTATCCAAGTGTATCATAAGTGCTTCTTTCGTTGGAAATATTTCTTCTGGTTCATCAGTATCAACGTTACAAATACCTGCAATATAAAATGAATAATTTACAGTTACTTTATATTTATATAATTCAATTTTACCATTTGCATTTTCTCCGAAAAAAGTAATTTTTTTAATTCTACCTTCTTTTGGCTTGTTACCATACATATAAAAACATTTATCACCTAATTTCCAATTATCCATCCCTCCTCCTCATTCCCTGTGCCACTCTGATATTGCTTACTTGATCCTCTAAAGCCTTCAACCGATCTTCAATGGAATTCACATCTATATTTACTTCTATCGGTTTTCGGATCTCTCTGAGATAATAGAGTACTGCCAAAATAAATTCCGTTGATATAATAACCAAAGCCAAGCTAATCCAAATCATAAATTTATTCTAACTCCGTTTTCTCTTTTGTCAATCTTAATTTTATAGCCGTCTTTCTGGCTTCCACCACTTTAGACTCTGCGACCATTCCCATCTTCTTAAGCCAATTGATAGCTCTGGTATTATTATCGTATAGATAGCATATAAACTCTTCATGCTCTCTGGTTAGATGATCCCAAAATCTTTGTAAGTTCTCATGGGTTCTGAAATCAGGGTGAACACCAAAGGAATACAAAACCCACTCCCCATGTGCAAACAAGAACACAAAGAAATAATTGTCTCTCTCATTGATCACGCAATAGGAGTCTGGATAGGTTTTCAAAGTGTCTTGGATACGTTTAACAATCTTAACCGATACCTTGTCCTTATCTATAACAAAATCAGGATCACAATATTTGTAGAGTTCTTTATCCTCCGTAAAGATCTCCACTATTCTAAGCCATTCCAATGGAGTCAAAACTCACTCTCCTCCGAGTAGACACCAAAAGGTTTGGGCTTTTCTGTCTTCTCTACCTTGTCTGCAATCCTAACCACTCCACCATTCTGAGTTTTAAATATTACTATCTGAATTTTACGATCATAGATATAAAAATGTCCCGTAGTATATGGATGCCCTTTTTGACTTTGCTTATTCCACAAAGCCCCGACTTCTAATTCTTTGTAGTACAGTTTTAAGTCTGGTTGTGTGTCTGCATTTCTTTGAGTATTCTCCCTGACTTCCAATTCTGCTACTGGATGTGTTGGAACATGGAGGAAAATTTTCTCGTCTTTATAATGTCCTATCTGCATATTTATCTCCTGTAATTTTCTCTATTGTCGTTTTGATATAATCTTTAATGTAATACTCATATTTTGTAATAGCCATAAAGTCATCCGATGTAAAACGAATAAGCTTGTAACCTGCTAAAATAAAATCATTGTATTTCCGAACATCGTTGGCATAACCAAATCCTCTGGTATGTCTTCCTTGATTCCAAATCCCACCTTCTATCTCTATAAGAGTATTGTATTTTTTAAGGAAGAAATCTGCTCTGAACTTTCTGTTAGGTATAGGACAAAATTCCTGGATGAAATCTATGTTATTGAATATTAAAAACTTCTTAAACGGTTCTTCATATTTTTGCTTTTGGCTTACATACTGAGATCTTTTAATCTTAGCAATATTGTTTCTAATATTACTGCTTGGCATTTCTTTCTCTTATCAATGCTATTTTCAATTTTTCTCTGTCTGACAATTTCAAATCTGTCTCTTCGTATACATTGCCGATAGTTCCCATGAAATCAAATAGTGCCATCTGAAATTCTGGAAATAGCTTGTAATTTGTTTTTGTATTATTCAAATTCTGATTCTTCCTTAAAATGTATACATCCAAAATCTATACCTACCTGAAAAGAGTCTTCATCAAATTCTTTATATTGACTTATTATTCCATCTTGCCTGTTATCATCAAATATTGTTTTTTTATTTATACATATTCCATATTCAACTATAGACTCTATATTTCCTCTATATGATTTAGTTATTTTCCCCTCATAAGAAAAAAATTTACAATTTGAACATTTCCAATCTTCATTCATTGATTTCATCCTTCATTGCTTTTATAATTTCATTATCTTTTTGTGCCTGTACAATAGCATCCTTGAATATTGTATAATTTCTTGATTTTCCTTCTACTGTAATAAATGCTATCATATAACATATTTCTCTGTCTTTCTCAATATCAGTTAATTTATTTAATTCTGATTGTAAGAATCTTTTTCTTGCATATTGATATATTTTTAATAATTCTTTCATTTACTTATAATTTAATAGGGATGAGCAACCATCCCTATTCAGACATAATAAATAGTTTCTATCTCCTTGATTTATTTTAATTAATTTCCGTTGATACGGTAAACTAATACTATTTATCATTTTACTCATGTCTATTATTTTTTTTATGGTCATGAAAAATAAACAGAAATAGTAACAATCCATAAGTAGCCCCAAAAGTGATACCATCTAAAATAGGCATCATTCCAGAAACATAGCCAAAAGCAAAAGAGATAACTCCAAATAATATAAACTCAATAATAGATCCAGTCTTCATATCAATTCCTCTTTGGGTATTTCTTATCGTAATCAGGATCAATCTGTTCAACCGTTCTCTCAATTTTATAAGTTCCATTGTGATTCCTGATTGCTAACTTAATCGTGTATACTCCAAAAGCCATAGTAAAAATAATTGCAAACATCATAAACAAAATCTCTTTCAACATGATCTATACCCTCTTTCCCAATCTTTTACTCTCAATTTCTTTCTCTCCTCGATCTCTTTAATAACTTCTTCTACATTATCTATCGTATGATAGTTTGTTTTATCATCAACTTTAATTCTTTTTAATTTTCCAGTATTTACTAATGATTGATAAAGATGTTTCTTGATATTAAACTTTTCTATGATTTCCGCTTTGGTGTAGTACTGTTTACTCATTATTCCATATCTCCGTTGTCTATTATTCTACTATATCCCCACGCATTAAGAGTATGCTCAAATTTTCCTGTCTGTCTTACTAGATCCAACATCTGACTGGCTATCTCATTTATTTCCAATTGTGCATGTTCCGATTTTCTAAGTTTAAGAAAGTTTGCAAAGCTTCGCATGTTAAACATGACATCACTCTGGATTTGACTGTTGTAAGTCTTGAAATACCTTGCTGATTCTTTAGCTCTTTTCCGTCCGAGAATAGGAGTTAATTGATTTAAGCATTCATGATATAATCTATTTGATTCTTCTGTAAAATCTTGTATGATTTTATCCCATGTGTGAAAGTTTGCTCTGTAAGATGGTACATCCCCATCGCACATTTCAATCTCTTGTGTAATTTCTAAATCTATCCAATCCTTTGGAATATAAAACTTATCCTCTTTTAATTCCTTGTATCTCGCACTTTCTGCATTCAAACTTGACATACGGTGCTTAAGAAGATGGATATGACTTGCAATGTCGCAATTGACAAGAAAGTGTACTACTCCTTTTTCAAATGGTGTCTCATGCCCATTAGACCATAGATCATTTAATAATCTTGGAATACGTTCTCTCTTCTCCTCTGTCAATTCTCTTGACGTGCTTGTCCATGCACTGCATGCTATAATTTCATCGTCTCCATAGATTCCAATTAGTTCGACTGTATTATCCATTTTCTAACTTGTCCTTCAAAGCTCTTGTAAATATTATTTGATAAATTAACATTTTTTGAAGTCTCTCAAAAGATAATTTATTTCTATGCTTTGCACCTTTAACATCTCGATCTTTTATACTAAAATTTTTAATCTGATTAATATAAAAATGACATTCTTCATAAGTATCTTCTAAATCATATAACATTCTATATAGTTCATCATCCATTTTCTAACTTATCCCTTAATGCCCTAACTTTTATCTCTAATTTATTGCAATACAATGGAATTATTTCATATGTAAGATCGGAAGCAAAATACATATCATTATCCAGTATTGCTTTTTTTAATGTATTAATTTGAAATTGAACATCGTTCAGTTCATATCCGATTTCATATACGAACTCTAATTCAATCATGCCCTTTTATTTTCCTATTTAATGCCAAATACTCATTTTCTTCGTTTAGATCCAAATTCCCTTTTGCAATTTTAATTCTCAGTAACTCTCCTAACCTCTCCCTCTCTCTATCGGTTATAGTTTGGTCAACTGCTTGATATTTTTTATCGAGTGCGTCAATATTACTCCCTTTGTCCTGCATAGCCTGAAGAAGTTCCGGAACTGTCCTCAATCCCATTGCACGAATGTCCTCATCCGAGTAGTGTGGTCTGGAGAGTGCCTCGGCTTTGATCCTTTCCCTTTCAAGGTATCTTTGTTCTTCTTTGATCCTGTCCCGTTCTTCTTGTTCTTGTCGTTTTCTGACAATTCGATTGATCTCTGAGTAGACCCCATCTATATCGTTACTAAATCCCTGCAAACAGTACTTGAGAGTAGGATTGCAATTAAGATAAAGGATCAAGTTATCGTTTAAGATCTTAGGATAAAGAACATCCCTAAACTCCTCACCGTATTTTTTAATTAGATAGAGTTTAGCCATTGCCTCGACTCCCTGAAAGAGTTTCTTGGAGATTGCGTCCCTATCGGCTCCAGAACCGCTCTCAAAGCGTTCTATAGCTTGTTTTAAGATCTCGGTATCCTTGGCATCCTCTTTGACTTGGTAGTCGTCTGGGAGAAGCTTGTAGATCTGATCTAGGATGTATCTGGGATTTCTGGAAAATCCAAATCCGACTTGTTGCAGAAAGTTATTGGATTTTTCTAGTAGCTTCTCAACTGAATAAGACTCGATCTTGGATGTGTGGGCTAAATCTGTTCTCTGTTCTCTGTGATTTGGAATCGTTTGCTTTATTTCACATTTTATTTCTTTTATTTCTTTATTTTGTTGTTCCCTCTGGGGTAACTCTTCAGTTACCTCTGGGGTAACACCTGAGTTACCTATAGGGTAACACCCTGTTCCCTCTGGGGTAACACCCTTATTTCTTTTGGAGTGTTCCCTCTGGGGTAACTCTTCAGTAATATTTAAGATTTGGTAAAGATGGGAATTGTGCTTATCTCCCTTTTTTAGGATCTTAATACATCCGATTGATATTAAACTTTTAACATCTTTAAAGACTTTAGAAATAGATATTCCTGTTTTCTGAGAGATCTGTCTAATAGAGATTCTATCATATTCCTTGTGGTAGCCATAGATCTGACGAACAAAAACATTCATAATCTTGGTCTGGTTCCCTGACAAGTGGGGCATCCACTCATCAAGGATCTCATTTGGGTACTGCGTGAAGTTTGGTATAAACTCTCCGTTTTTTTGCTTGCTCTTTTCGGTTGGTGTGTTATTCATGTTCTATCCTTTTGTTTAAGTTTTCCGAGTAGGATTCTGCCCTACTCGGTTTTGTTCTAAAATATTAAGTCAAATACTTCTTTCAATACATTTTGGTGATAGTAGGAAATCTTATTCTGAAATCTTCCATCCAAATTGTCTTCCTTGATAATCTGAATATTTCTCTCTTTAGAAAGTCTACTTGCCATCATTCCTATTTCTTTTGCTCTGTCTCTAATCTGAGATTGATCCAAGTCTGGTCTAAACTTCTTTCCATAGATAGTAATCCTATGGTAAAGATGAATGTCATCATTAGAATTGCTTGAGAATGAAGGTTGAAAGTACTTAGATGTTTCTACTTTTGGTTCATGCTTAATTGCTAGATTATTGACCAATGCAGTTAAATTAGAATTAGTTTGCATCATTAATTCTATAAGTCTATCAATCTTGGTATCGTTTGAATTGTAACCTCCAGTTTTTCGGATGGATGGGATAACTTCGCTAGTGACCCATTTTTTAAATCTTTTTGCCTCTGGTTTACGACTTGTTAAAACTAAAGAGTAAAGACCTGATTCATTTATAAATAAAACTTCCCTGTTTTGACCTGATAGGAATAATGTTCTTATCAGCTTCTCATCTTCATCAAGTCTACTTATTGCCTTACTTACGTCTGCAAGTTCCAATATATTGCAAATATCTTTTCCTACAAAATAAATCTCATTATTTATTTGTATTGTTTTTATTTCTTTTTCTTCAAAGTTAAATAATTGTAATTCATTCATATCTTTTTCTCCCTAAAGCTTTCTCTAAAAAATTTACGAGTTTCTTTAGATCGTAAATATAAACTATTTACTAAATCTTGTGGCTTTTTATATAAATTTACATATACTATTGATATATCATCTATGGTTTCTTCGGAATCAATAAATCTTACTATGTAGCAATTGGTATTGGCAGGATCATTCTTTTTGATATATCCAAATGCAATATCATGACCATATATAAAACATACCTCGTCATTGATTTTAAAATTGTTTTTTCTTGGTTTCATTGTTAGCTCCTCAGCTAAATTTTGCCGAGTGCCATATATAGAGTGGATATTATTAGGTAGGTTCCCAAATTAAAAATCTTCCCATAAAGATCCACCCGATGTATGGGCATCGGGCTTAGTGCTATATTATGTCGCTTGGTTTTTTTGTAAAGTTAAAATAAATTTATTTGGTTGTCTTCAAGATTTTCAAATTTCTTTTTAAGATCCTGACTCGAAATAGTGGTCATCATGAATCTCATGACAACCACTATTATTTTTGTGTTTTTTTGGATGCTCGTGCTTATGACTATAAATGTAATGCTATAATGTTTTGCTTATTTATTACGGTCAAGCATTTATTTATCCTATTTTATTTTTGAAATCTACTTTTAGTTTATTTAAATTAATTTTTTCATTTATTATATTATTTAATTTTTTAAAAAGAGATTTTTTAGATCTAAACATTTCAGTAATATTTTCTTCATAATCATACGCTTCATAATTATTATCTTTATATAAATATTCTATTTTTGCTTTATAACTTTTACAAATATATTTTTGTAAA